CGTACCAGAAATAGTTTCGTCTGCTGCGTTCTCTGCCTTAGAGGATATAGCTGTAGAAATTCTATCTAATTCCGTATCTATATCTGAACCTAGAACTTTCTTGTTGGCGTTACCCGCAGGAAGTCCGTCTTTAGCAGAATAGTCATTTGCTTGTGTGTAGTCGCCCATTATCTGTTTATTCTCCCTGTTTTAGCTAAGATATCCATTTTTTGTATGGCAAATGGATTCCCATCTATATTTACGGATAATCCAAAACTTAAGTGTTGTCCTGTACGACTTGCAGAAATATTGTTCATTTGTACAGAATTAGCCGAAGTTCCATATTCAGCAGTTCCAAACTCAGCAGTTCCCCACTCGTGTGCCGTAAGGTTAGGAAGAGTATATGAAGCCGATTCTCCTGAATCATCAAAGTCCACTTTCCACTTTACAGATACAGTTGATTCAGAACCACCTATAGTAGTAGTTTTTATAGTTTTAAATACTTTTAAATTCGTGTTACCAAAGTCTGTCCAGCAAGATTCGAAATCAAATGTGTATGCGTTTCCGTTATCTTTATATTCGTCGTACTTTCCTATTGTTCCTTCTCCGCCAAAATACAATAATTCATCAATAGCAGAATAATAAATTGAGTTGATGGCTACGGAATCCCATCTAGTAACTCGTAAAGAACGGTCTTCTAAAGGTTGTTTTGTATCGAACACCCAAGTTTCGTCAACTGCGCCCGGAGTAACCAGCAAATAGAATCCGTCTATTGGATCGTGTGCAGATTTAATTTTACCTTTGTCGGATACTAACTCAACAGAAAGTCTTAAATCTAATCTGACATTTTTAGATAACTCTGTTAGAGGTTGGCTTTTCAATTCCAGACTTCTAACAAGCGATCTGATACCACTATCATCTAGAAATATAAGATCGTCTCCAACATTTTGCACAGAGTCTCGCGCTATACATCCCACCCCTTCGATGATGTCGCTAAGAGTTGGGGTAGTAGTGGGAGATGCCATACCACTCCAGATAAGAATAGAGTGTCTACCAAATACTACTAGTTGATTATTAAATTCTGCTATTGCAACAATAAAGTCTGTTCCGTTGGGCCAATATATAGCTGTGTCAATAGTGCCTCCACCAGTTGACCAGTGCGTCTCATCTAGTTGAGCGCAAAACTTTATATCTGTTTTGTTAGTATCTGCTACAAACAACCTACCGTAAACAGAAGCTACACAATTACCCTGTGGCACAGATCCAGAAGCTGCTGATATAGCTGCAAAGTTACTAGTTCCTGACCACACAATAGGAGCGTTGCCTTGCTGAACTCCGACTACTTTGCCATTAAAATTAACAAACTGCCAGTTGTTTGCACTAGGACTAATAGACCCTGTTATGTCCGTTAGGGTAGAAGTACCGTGATGTATTTTTTTACTACTAGAAACTGTTGCAGTTGAAATTATAAAAGACGTGTCTTTGTCTTTTTCGTATTCGAATAACTGTTCAATATCCGGTGTACCAGTTAACGCACTACTAGTTAATTTGTTATATCCTTTTCTAGCAGCAAGACGTCCGTTTTTATCAAACACGCAATTGTTTGCAACAAGAGCACAATCCGGTTCAATGGTTATGTTTTGCTTTTGTGTAAAAAGCCCCCTAAATCCTGGGCTTTGTATAGTAGTTGAAGTTATAGGTGTTGGCATTATACTGGATGAAAGTTAATTTCCTCTGGTATTGACGCAGTGTCCCAAGAAATAGCGGTGTGTAGTGCTGAACGGTACATGAGATCGGCTTCTTGAAAAAGTTGCCCCCCATCCTCCCCTCTCTCCGAGACAGCTTTAGCCCATGCACCGAGCACTACAGCGTCGTCTGGTACGGTTAGTACCGTAGTATCAGTACTAAAATCTGTTAGTGGGTTAACAGCGTAAAACTCTATAGTATCCGCAGCACTAGGAGTTGGAAACAACTCAATTTGCATTTCACCGGAACTACTATTAAAACCCATAACCTTGTACCAAGTGGGACTTCCCGTTTGAGAAGAACCCAAATTACTACGTCTTTGAAACTGAACGTGAGATAAAGGTCGTATAATATAATCTTGCGTAGTGTTGTGAACTTCTAATATTCTAGTTCTTCGGTTAGTACCCGTTACATCATAGGTACTGTCGTCGGCAGTTAGAGTGATTGCTATCTCGGTTCTAAGACTAGTCCAGTTCCAAGCGTCTTCAACTTCTCTCTTTGCGTCGTTTACGAATTTGCCGATCAGGGTGCTGTATGTCGTGTCTTCCACTGCTGACACTTGACTCTCCCTCAACCGAATCAACACGTCGTTCACTAGATTCAGGTATGTTGCCATGTTCTTCCTCTATAGGTTCTTCCCATTTACGTATACGTTGATGGAGTTTTCCTTTTTTATCTCTCCACACGTAGCGTTTTCGGAACGTTTGGGTAGGAACATCATTGTCAACTTGATTCAAATCTCCAGCTCGTATACTAAAAAAATGTGGTTGACTTTTCATGTTGGTGATCTCCTATATACAAAACCCTTGTAACTTTTTACTTGCTAAAAATACCGCATCTCCAGGTTTTGCATTCGTATATTCTTCTAAATAATTTACATTGCTGTAACACTCTTTTAACTTTTTGTGCCACCATTGCAACGGTTTAATTGTTCTGTGTACATTAGTTCCATCTGATAGTACGTGTTTTGCTTTCCTAGTTGAAATCACAAATAGAACGTGCCTATTCATAAACAAGTGTATGTCGTCTAAAACGTTATCAACATAATTAGGTTCTATGTGTTCGAGGACGTCGATGCAGAACACGACGTCATAGCTTCCTCTCGGACGTTTACTATATGTGGGATTACATGGGTCGTACCTGAAAGTTTCTTCGCAAAATGTTCGAAGATTACCCTTTCCACACCCGTAATCCAACGCAGTTTTGGCATGTGCACCAGCCGCTTTGATGACTTTTTCGTAACGTTCTCCAGTCCCACATCCCCAATTAGGATCATTGTTATGCTTCTCCTCGTTTAGATTCTTGTAATCTTCGCTTAATCTGGTAGGGGTCATAACTATTCCTTTCGTTGTAAAAGCTAAAGAAATCCGGTTCGAATACTAATTCTATAGGAGGATCAATAAACTTATCTAACGCTTGTTTCCTCGATTCTATTAGTTCCAGATGTTTCCAGTTTTCACTCCAATCCACTATAAATGTAGGCACGTCTATATTTAATTTGTGTGCTATCCAAACTCTAGTGGTTCCATAAACTGCGTAGGTATTATCATCGAAACACCAACAAAGTGCTGGGTTTCTAAACCCGTTAGATTTAACGTCCGATTCAAACTTGTCATAATAAGGTTTGTCCACGCGGTATCTACTATAAATTGGATGAAGCGGTCTGTACTCGTTTCGTTTAGGTACGTAAACATTTGTAGATAACCCTTTCCCGTTTACTATACCGTATCTTATTTCTGGTATAGTTGTGTATCTCTCTATTCCATGGAACCCCATTGATCTATAACTTGTTATAGAATAAGGGGTATCGAATTTAGATACCCCATTACTCAACTACAACTAGAATAAGTCCGCTCTTGGTTTAAGAGCAGCAGCTTTGTAAGTTGCAGAACCCAAATCTACTGCACCGCCAGTGTTATTGGCGACTATTACCTCTACTGTGTTTGCTGACGTCACTGTGCCAGTAAGAGTCAAATCTGCCGTATCTATAGAGCACGACACTAAAACCATGTCTCCCAAAGCCGCACCCGTACAGGTTATAGATTGGTTGACTTCGTTTCCATCGGCAATACTGGCTATATTCGCTGTAGCTGACCCAGTTGAGACGTTTTCAAACACATCTTGAAATTGTCTACGTGGCATAATATTCTCCTAAAGGGGGGCACCACTAAGGTGCCCCACAAATGTTAAGCGGGTACGATAAACACAATACCGGCGTCATTACGAAGCTCGTCGACACCATAAATAGTGTCGGCGGTAAGCAAGTCGGCTAAAAACTCTTGCTTGTACTGAGTCTGAGTGCGAACACTCATTTGCTCAACCAAGACAAAAGCACTCTTGTGAAAGATCATACCAGCACGGAACGTAGTAGTACCACCCGAATCCAGCGCCTGTGGACAGTTAGTAGAAACATAAACGGGCATACCGTAAATGTCGCCAACCAAACCATTACGAATAGTGTTACCACCACCCGCATCACCCACAAATGCCTGTTCTGTGAACCGAGACAGACCAGTAAGAGTCTTCTTCTCAACTGGAGGAATAACCAGATAACGTTCAGTCATCGGGACATCCGCGTCGTCAAGAGTCTGAATCATCTTACGGATACCAGCATCAGCAAGTGCCGCACCATTACCGTCAGTCGTATCAGCCCATGTAGTACTACCGTCAGAACCAATAACAGCACCAGTACTATTAGTATAAGTCAAGGTTCCACCCGGAGTGTCAACTGAGGACGTGTCCTCAGTAGCACCCTGTAGAGAAGTACCCTGAACGTGAATGTGCCAGTCAACCATGCGAGCAAGCGCATAACCGGCATCGTCAGTATAAAACTTACGAAGAGAGTTCAAACCCTGCACATTAGCCAAATCCTCAATCAAACGAGAGTATTCAAAGTGACGATCAATAGTTACATTGACCACACCCTCTACGTTATTGATAAGAGTGACTTGAGTAGCATGAGACTTAGAACTCGCAGTACCCCGAGTTGGTGACGGAATATGAACAGTGTCACCTTTCTTACCTCTGTGGTTAATACGTGAAACAAGATTTCCCATTACGAGATTCGACTTGTACGCCGCAACAACCTCATCAGACCAGAGTTCGGGGATAAAATTGGCAGCTTCAGTAACACCAATGGCGTTCGCTGCATTAAAGTTAGCCATAATTTATCTCCTAATTATGAGTTTTATTTGACCCGGCCTTCAGCATATGCAGTCACAATGTCTGACTCCATAGCTTCATATCTTCCCGGATCGCTTAGTCTGAGGTTCATTAACTCAGACCGTTTGTAAATTTTCTGACTTGAACCTTGACCCGAATTACCATACTCTGTAGAAGCATTTTTCAATCTGGTTCCCCTATCCTGATTAGCAAGATTTGCTTCAGCGTGTATTGCTTTCTTATGGACTTCCCAATTTCCCAGAAGTTCTTTTCCAGAAGTATAATCAGCCTGATTAGCCCTAATTTGTAAATCAAGACGAATCGGACTTTCTGATACCCACTGTTGAAACTCTGAAGAGTTTACAGTGTCATTCCATTGTGGATATTCACTGTTCCATTTAGAAATAGTATTATGCTGTTCAGCGTCTCCTACACGTCCTACGATAGGGGCCAATTTTTCTTCTAGTACCTGAGAAATATATGATTCAGGATCATCATAAAAATCAGCTTTAGTTGGAGTATTACTGACATCGGTATTAGTAGTCTGTGATATCAACTTGTCTGCCAAACCTCTAAGCTCTCCTAACTCTTGTCCCTGTCTACCGTAATCTCTCTCAAGATTTTGATAAGACATAACGATATCTTCAAGATTTTTATCCTTAAATTTATCTGGAACAACAAAGTTCGAAGTGTTATTCGGTTGCGTATTATCTTGAAGGTTCTGAGGATTCTCAGTAACTTCTTCAAGTTCATCTCCTAGATTATCTACTATACGATCTGCCGTACTCATAATTTACCTCCCGCCTTTCGGTTATGGTTAATGGCCTTTTAATGACTTTACTTGTGAAGGAGACAAGTTACTGTAGTCATCTCTAGGTTCTCGTTTTGCT